GAGAAATTTGTGGACTTCTCGGGCCAAATGGAGTTGGTAAATCAACTATTTTTAATTTAATAATAGGACTATTAAAACCAGATTATGGATCAGTGTTTATAGATAAAAAAAAAGTAAACAATATTCCAATATATAAAAGATCTTCTCAGTTCAAAGTAAGTATTGTGCCTCAAAATGGGGGTGTATTTTCTGACTTAACGACTTACCAGAACTTAAATGCTATTGCTGATTTTTTACAATGCACATATCAAGAAAATATGCCTAGAAATATAGTAACTAATCCACCTTTTAAATATGCTACTGAATTTATGAAACTAGGATATGAACTTACTGCTCAATCAGGTGGTAAGTTAGCTTTGTTTTTAAGATTAAATTTTTTAGAAGGTCAAAAAAGATTTCATTGGTTTAAAGAACACAAACCAAGCAACATATATGTTTTTGCAAAAAGACAAACTTTATGGAGAAATGGCGAAGCTATACCAAAAGGTCGTAGTGGAACAACAGCTTACGCATGGATTGTTTGGCGAGGTAAAAGTTGGAAAAGTGATGACACAACATTTGATTGGATAGAGCCATGAGTTTTAATGAATTTTTATTAATGATAATGACAAGTCTTTTAGTTACTGCGTTTTTTATAGGAGTTTTTCTTGGATAAGAAATATATAGAAGCAATTAAATTTGTATCTCAAGAGTGTTGGGGTGAACCTACTCTTAAAAATGAAAATGAGTGGCGATTTGGTAAAAGATTAAGTAAAGCTATTGATTTAGAAAATGCAACTTACTTTGATTTTGAAGAAAACGAAGGCGGTGGTTTAATAGATTTAATAATGAAAAGCAAAGGTTTATCAGGTAAAGACCTATCAGAATATCTTTATAATGAATTTAATATAGGCGATAAGATTACAGAAAAACACACATTAAAAAGCAAAGAAAGAAAAGTTGTTGCTAAGTATGATTATAGAAATGAATTAGGGGAAGTTAGATACCAAGTTATTCGTTATCAACCTAAAGACTTTAGACAAAGACATTATAAAGATGATAAGTGGCATTGGGGTTTAAATGGTATTGAGCCATTACCTTATAATTTACCTGAGATATTAGAGCAAAAAGATAAAACAATATTTATTGTTGAGGGTGAGAAAGATGCAGATAGATTAATGTCTTTAGGTTTTCTTGCTACAACAAATAGTGGTGGCAGTAAGAACTGGCACAATTCTTTAAGTAAATGGTTTAAAGATAGACGAGTTATTTTAATTCCAGATAACGATTCTGCGGGTTACTTACATATAGACAAGGTCGCAAATTCCATTCTAACCGCTTCTGAGAGCGTTCATATTGTGAAATTAGAGGGTAAAGTTGCTGAAAAGCAAGATATAACAGATTTCTTAGAACAAGGTGGCGACTTAGAACAGCTTATATTAAGTGCTGAAACTTATGAAAAATCAGATATTAATATTTTTCCTACAATGGCTATTGGTGATATTTTAAGTTTAAAGAATCAAAAGTTTCTAATTGAAAATTTAATACCAGAAAATGGTCTTGCAGTTATTTATGGGCAACCAGCTAGTTATAAAACATTCTGTGCTTTAGATATGAGTCTATCAATAGCTTCAAGCAGAGATTGGCAAGGTCTATCAGCAGTAGAGGGCAAAACTTTATATGTAGCAAGTGAGGGTGTAGGTGGTTTAAAGAAAAGAATTAAAGCGTGGTTAATGAAAAACAAACCTGAAACAACACCAAACTTTCATTTACTTGCACAAACAATTAACTTTTTAGACCAAGATGAACTTGATAAATTAGTTAAAACAATCAATCACATAGGGAAAGATTTTAAACTTGTAGTTGTAGATACGGTTGCAAGGGCATTATCTAACGCAGGTTCAGATGAGAATAGTGCAAGTGATATGGGTGCTTTTATAAGTTCATGCGACTACATAAGAGAAAATATTAACTGTGCTGTATTAGTTATTCATCATTCAGGCAAAAGTGAAACTGCTGGACTAAGAGGTTCTAGTGCATTATTAGGTGGTGTTGATACCTCTATCTTCTGTAAGTATTCAAAACCTAATGTTCATCTTGAAGTTCAGAAACAAAAAGACGCTGAATCTTTAGAAGATATTGCTCTTGAAGTTGAATCAAGAGCGTTGATTGGAGAAACTTCTGTTACTTTAGAAAGAGTAAAAGAAGATACAAACACTATTCATACGCCTTTCATACCTAAACTAGGTGCGAATCAAAAACTTGTTTATGATACTATTGTTAATGTTATGGATTCAGATGTTGCAAAAGAAGATTGGATTAATGCAGATGTTGGTGAAAAGAAATATATTACATTAAGTCATATAGAGTTTTCTGTTTTACCTCAACTGACTGACAAAAGTAATAGTCAAAAGAATCAGATATTAAAGAGAAGTATATTAGGTTTACAAAACAAAGACATAATCGGTGTTTGGAACGAAAAGATATGGCTAAGTTAGATAAAAAAACAAAATGGAATAACAAAGTTAAAGATACTTATATTAAACAAGTTGATGAAATAGCTATTGAAATGGAAAAGATATGGGGTGCTGGAACTCTTGAACAATTAGCTAATGACGAAATGAGAAAAAAATTTCAGAACGCTAAAAACAAATTTAATAAAGCTATTAGTAATGACTTAGACGCTGAACTTGTTGTTAAAGTTTGTAACAACATGAAGAAAGGTTGGTTAGCAATAGATAAAGCTGTTCGTTTGGCTGGTCATCAACCACCAACAGGCGAATATTGGACAGCTATTTCAGAAAATAAAAAAGAATTTTTAATAGTTAAAAGTGAAGCTGAAAAAGATTCTTTATTTGAAAAAGTAGGTGGTGCTATTGTCTATTCAACAGGAGAAATAGCTGAAATTCTTGAAACTTTACATGAAGTTAATAAGTGCAAAGAGATATTTAGAAAAGCAAAAGTAGAGAAGTTTGATTGTGTAGAAATTGATGGCCGTAATGTCAAAGTTACAGGACATGATAAAGATAGAAAATACCACGAACCTTTTGATGATGAAATACCATGGTAATTAAATGAATTGTAGTAAATGTAATCATAAAAAAAGTAAAGTGCTAGAAAGTAGAAAAGCAGACGATTCTATTAGGCGCAGACGAGAGTGTTTAAATTGTGGTTTTCGATTTACAACACAAGAAAGTGTAGTTTTACAAAAAAACGAAGCCGAAAGAAGCCCTCTGGTGAAGATTCGCAGACGAGGACATAGTAAAGTATCACCGAAATCCACAAGAACTGATAGTTATGTAATTCAAAGTGATGATACAGATGAAAGAGAATTTATAGATAATTTCTTAAAAGGAAAACTATAATGGTTACGAAACTTATAATGAACTCTAAGATAAATGCTGAAAGAAGAAAAAGAGTTAGATTAGAATATGAACGAGAGTCATTGATAAAACAAATAATGATACTTGAAAAATTTAATTATCAAATAATTAATTTAGAAAGCCCAGAAGGTCATTTTGGTAGATTAAGGTCGCCAATAATACTTGAACGATTAATAAAAGAAGCAAAACAAAACGAAAGGAAACTTGAAGATGTCCGACTCCAAGAAAAAGCCAAGCAGTTATGAAATTGACGCAGATGATACTGTTGATGAAGAATTTGAAATAGTTGATGTAAATGGCGAAAAAGGTATATTAACTCTTGAATTTGATGATTTAGTTAAAGAACAAAACAAAGATTTATCCGAAAAAGAATTACAAGAAATAGCTGATAAGTTAGTTGTTAGTATGTTTGGTGCCCCTAAAGATGAACAAAACTAATAAAGAACTATTGGAGTCTATTGGTATTACAGCAGATGAAGAAGAAGTCTTTAGAAATTATAATTACAATAAACAAGAAAGAAGAAAATATATTTTAAATTTAATAGAAAAAAATCAATATAATTGTGTAAGTGTTAATAAAGATTATTTAATTATTAGTAATAATAAAAGAGAACATATTAAAGTTAAACTAACTAATAATCAATTAATCAGATTAAACAAAGAAATAAGTAATGTTATATGGGAAAGAAATAATGATGTATAATATAAACACTATGTCTGATTTTAAAAAAGATGGCTTTATAAAAATAACTGAAGGAGATTATTTAGATTTAATGATAGATACTTGCTCTCAAGTAATCTGCTTTGAATATGAATCTAAATGCTGTAGCTGTGAAACACCTAGAGATTGTCATGGTTATAAAGAATTTACTGAGTCAGCTAAGTCTTGCATGGGGGTTATAGGTGCATTTAGTGATAGTATTTTTCATGTTGAATACGATAAAACAAAATTGAATTAAAAAATGTTTGACAAGAAACTCCAAAAAAAAAGATTAAAAATCTGTATGGAATGTGAAGATAAATCTGAAACGAAATATGGTTATATTTGCAATCATTGTAGATGTTTTTTAAAAGGAAAAACCTTATTAAAAGGTAGTTTTTGTCCGAGAGATAAGTGGTAAATGCGACCTGATTATTACATACTTCAAGATATTTTAGATAAAAATGAAATAGATTTTATAACTAAAGAAGGTATGAAAAATTTAGAAAAAGCTACAACTATGTCTGCAAAAGTTTTTTCAAGAAGAAATAAAGTTTCATGGTTTCATAAAGACGAAAACAAAGATTTAGATAAAATATTAAATAGAATTGTAGATGTGTTATTTAATGTTAGTAAAGATTTTTATAATCAAAAATTAAATAATGTTGAGCCAATTCAATTTACTCATTATAAATTTTTAAATTACTATAGTTATCATATAGATTCTAACCCATTACCAGACACACCTAATAGAGTAATATCAGCAACTATTGAACTTACTAATCCTAAAGATTATATTGGTGGCGGATTGCAATTTAAAAATCATGCTTTTCCAAGACCTAAATTAAATTCAGGAACTATGATTGTTTTCCCATCATTAATGATTCATAAAGCGTTACCTATTTATTTTGGAATTAGAAATTCTCTAGTATTATGGGCTGGTTTAGAGGATAAAAATGAATCAACCTAATCCATTTGTAGATTTTATTAAAACTTATAAGAAAGAGCCAACTCTTTTTTGTGAAAATGTTTTAGGTATTTCACCAGATAAATGGCAATCTGAACTAATGGAAGCTATTGTTTCTGGCGAAAGAAAAGTATCTGTTCGTTCTGCTCACGGTGTTGGTAAATCTTCTGTTGCAAGTTGGATATTAATACATACTTTACTTACACACCTTGATTGTAAACTTATTGTAACTGCTCCAACAAGTGGTCAGTTGTTTGATGCTTTGTTTGCCGAACTAAAGAAATGGATTGGTGAAATGCCACAACCATTACAAGACTTAGTTGATGTAAAAAGTGATAGAATAGTTTTAAAATCAAGAAGTGCTGAAGCATTTATATCTGCTAGAACCTCAAGAAAAGAACAACCTGAAGCGTTAGCTGGTGTTCATAGTCAAGGTAAAGTTATCTTGCTTTGTGATGAAGCATCAGGAATTCCTGAAGAAGTGTTTGAATCAGCGGCCGGTTCTATGTCAGGACATAATGTTCACACA